ATAATACGGCATTATGTTACTTGCCATGTTCGTTGACTAAAGACCCCGCGCTAGCGGGGTTTTTTGTCAATGATGCGACCATTTCCATACGCACTCGCATGGCATTTAACATTAGTGCTCATTATGCGAATTTGAGGAGAGGAAAGGGCGGGCAGCGACTTGTCGCGCCTGACCTTTCTGGGAGATTTTGAGAGAGGGCACACTGCTATCTAATAGTGTGCCTGACTGTCCAAAGTTTTTTGTCATTTCTGCTGTGAGCTATATATAACGGAGCTTTCAGAAGAAATGAGAATGAATCGCAACAAGTGTTAATTTTGATTATATTTTAACCTTTTTTCCTATCATTTCTTCTATATTGTATTGACTCTTTGGTGGTTCATATCCTTCTGGGACTTGATTATTTAGATCAAATACTAATTCGACATATTCTACTTTTTGATTTTTTCTTTTAAATTTTTCTTTTTGATGTTCTTCTCTTATGTATTCTTCTGTTATTCCACATCTTTTTAATTCTTCCATATATTTTTTGAATGTTTTTTCATCATGATCTTTTTTTATTTTTTCTATTCCAATCATGACAAGCACGCATAAAAAACTTGTTAAATTTCTTGTCTTTACTTTCGATAGCCTTCCAGTAGCAGTAGTTTTATTAAATACTTTTCCTATTTTTTCTTCTATTTCTAGAATATCCATTTTTATTTCCTATTTTTACTTTCAGCAATCATCATTCGAACCATATAGAGGATTCTTTTTTTATCTTCTTTTTCTATATTTTTTAGGTCGTTGAGAATTATAGCTATTTCTTCATCTGTGCTTCCGTCTTCGCCAAATGCAAGATTATCTATACTCATACCGAGAGCTATGCTTAGTCTTTTTAAGTGTTGCAATGTAGGATTTGGATCTTCTGCGGTCATGTTTCTTTTTAGGGTCTTGTAGTTTACTCCAGCGATGTTTGCTAGTTCAGGAATACTGATATTCAGTTCCTTACATTTCTTTTCTATTCGTTCGCCTATACTGTTCATTTCATGACCTTTTTCACTTTCGTTAATTTTATAACAATTATTTCTCATATATTAGATTTCCTTTGTTTACACTTCTCATATATTAGATTAATATCTATTTAAAGAGATTTTAATTCTATTAAATGCGATAATTATTGGGGAATTTTATGAGCATACAACAAGTATTAAAAGTTCATATATCTGGGTAATTGCTTATGCTAGATTTTTTGCGGTTAGCTATTCCAATCATACCTACGCATGTTCGTAGCTTAGAGAATAATCACTGGTTTACTGGTGATATTCGCGATTTTGGTATTCCTGCTGCGACTCGACATGTTGGTAAATTGGATGATGGAACTACAACGACAGGGGAGCTTTATCATCCTTTTGAGTCTCTTCCTAGTGATTACTCCGACATGGCTATGAAGTTTTATACGCATACAATCAATAGAACACCTTATGTCGAGATTAAGGCGTCTCCGTTGAAGTTGTTACAAGGTCACAATGTGTATGGTTTTGAATCTATCGAATTAGGTTCTGATCATATGCTTGGCATGTTACTCGAAGCCTTTCCCCAGCTAGCCCCAATCTTAGATTTGCCAAATACTGAGGTTTTACATCTAGATACGACATATTTATTTAGATTGCCACATCAGAATATGGTTCAACCTACGCTTGACTACATGGCTAGCTTGGCTTCGGGTCATCGTAAAGCTCGTGAAGTTAAATATGATAATTACATTTCTTGGGGTAATGATGGTGCAAGTGTACGTCCCAAGGCTTATGGCAAATTTGAAGAAGTAAAAAGCCAATTACATAAGCTACAGAAGAAAGCAGATAAGGGCTGTATGCGTTCTAAATCACTTGTTATTGCTATGAATAATGCCTTGCCATTTGCTAATGCCATTCTTCGTTTAGAAGCCCGTATTTGTAAAACCTATTTAACTAAGAATGGTTATCCATCTAATTTATTTCAGCTTATTAAGCTGCAACATGAACAGCCAGAATTATTGCTACGCCTCTGGCACGTAGCGTTTGACCCAATCCTTAAGACAATGGAGGGTAAATATATGAACTTCGCAAATGATGACGAATTATTATCTGTTTTAATGTCTCAATTGGTGACTTACACCAAGAAAGGCAATCCTAGTTATACCAAGGCTTACAACGCTTTAGATTTCTATCGTTCATTACGTATTGATGGATATAAAAAAGTAAAGGCCAGACATTTGGAATCGCGTTTTTATAAGCGAGAAAGAGAGCTTATTGGCTGTGGCATTAGCCGTTCGCATCTTCAGAATTTACATAAGAATCCAGATGGCAAAGTTATCCCATTTGTTCGTTTATTTGAACTCAAGATGGCTGATCAATTGCCACCAGATTACGTTCAACCAGTTTCACAATACAGCCCAAAGAATCAGGGCTTACATCTAGTTGCCTAAAGAGAGGTTTTTATCATGCAATTATCATTTAACAAACGCACAATTTTTCCATCTGTTTACCGCGGTGAAAATAAGAAAACTGGTGAGCCAACTTGTTACTTGTCTACAACTGTATTTTCGCCAGTTAAATACAATTTAAAACCAGCTGCTGGAATGATGCCAACTGAACAGATTCAATCAATTCTTGAAGAGTGTGCAGACAATGGCCAAGAAGTAGAAATCGAATTTACAGAGCAACAAACTAAGTATGGTGCAGAGATGCAAATTTTCAGCGTGAAGCCATTACCAAAGAAAAACCCAATGGAATCAAAGGCTTAATGGTGAATTATACGATTGTTCGTATAATGTATAATATGTAAATAAATCAATAACTTACGTGTATTTCCACTATGGCAGAATACATTTATAAATGCAAGAAGTGCGGTGCAGAGTTTACAAAACATTCAAGTTACTGCATCCACTTTTACAAGTGTAAATAAAAAGAATTTGCCGGCTTTTGGGGGCGTTAATCGCAAGTCGGCAATCCTATTTATTGGGGATGTCTCTAATGGTCATCTATGCAGTTTGGTATTTCTTCGTAGCAGGGGTTATAGCTCATCCAGTGGGCTTATATCTCTACTATAAAAAACGGAAGTAAAGGAATTCAATTATGTTGGCTTGTTTGATTTATGGGTCGGACCAGACGACATGTATTGGGTATTTAAACATGGATTTGGTGATCGGTCTTTTTGCTGCTTTTGTAGTTCTGTTCGGTCTCAGCTATGTTTTTAAAATCGTTCTTAGACTAATGGGTTATTAACCCTTGGAGATTGTTATGGAAAATCAAAAACGTGGTGTTTTAACACTTACTAATGTTCAACGTTTTGGGGTGGGTGCTGCTGTTGGGGCTGCGCTTATTACTAATGCCAATGCTGCTGTTGACGTGACTGGTCCAGTTGCAACTTTAACAACTGACGGTACTGCCGCGATTACTGCTGTTGGTGCTGCATTACTCGGTCTTGCGGGTGTTGCTGTTGTATTCAAATGGGTTAAAGCTGCTTTCTTTAGTTAATAGCTCAGGGGGTAGAAATACCCCCATCTTATAAGAATTAAATATTTAAAAAAGTTGGGGGCTTATATGAAGTTTTTTAAATATTTAGTTTTTATTTTTTCTCTTTTATTTTCAATTAATTCATTTGCTTATAATCCACAATTACAATATTTATGGAAATCCAGTGCTTCAAGTAAACTTTACGAAGCTATCGAGCCTTCCTGTGATTATTTAAAACAGGTTAATAATGGTGCTGGTATTCCGGGCTATTCATATTCCCATTATCAACTCAATGCATCTGGAACACGTGCTGATTGTTACTACAATAGTTCTAATTGGTCTTATTCTTTGCAAGTACCTAACCCTGATTATGATCCTAAGTCCTTACAGTGTCCTGATCCGGGTTATCCAATGTATGTTTATTTTGATGCAGGCGGTAAAATTCCCCAACAACGCTGCCAACCTTTAGCCGATAAATTTTGTGTCTTTAAAGCAAAACCTGATTCTATTGTTTTGAATCATGCTAATAATCGTCAAAGTACAGTGTTATATAACGTTTCTAAAACACCTGTATCTTCTTGTACTCCACTTGATGCAGGCCAGTGCGATAAAAATGACCCTTATGGTGATTGCTATCAACCGCCTAATGATGGTTGTACTCGTCTAGCTGATGGCTCTATTACTTGTCCTGATGGGGCAGCTCCTCCAAGTCCTACGGGTACTTGTGGTGGTGCTACTTACTGTAATAGACCACCTACAGGCTGTGGCACTGGTTATGTTTCTGGCTCATTCAATGGTCAGGCGTTATGTGTTAAATCTTCTAATACGGGTACTGGTTCAGGTACTGGTACTGGCACTGGTGATGGTGGTTCAGGTACAGGTACAGGTACAGGTACAGGTACAGGTGATGGTGGGGGTTCTGGTTCTGGTACACCAATTGATACTGGTACTGGTAGTACTAATATTAATAACTCTGGTTCTGGTTCAGGTTCTTCTACAGGTGGTTCTGGTGGTGGAACTACTTCAACAAGCTTTACTATTGATTTATCACCTGTTGTTAGGGCTATTTCTGCTTTATCCGATAAATTGACTTGGGTTAAGTCTGAATTGGTTAATGCTGTTTCTCGTGTTGAAGATAAACTTACCCAGACTAATAGCAAGTTAGATACAACTAATTCTAAACTTGATTCTGTTAAGTCTTCAGTTGATCAAACAACTGCTGCTGTTAATGCTAACGCTACTACTGTAAAAACGGCTGTAGAAGCGAATACGGCTGCTACAAACAATGTTAAATCTGCTGTCGATGCTAATACCAACTCTACAGCTAATAAGCTTAATGAAGTAGTTAATGCAATCAATAATAAGCCTGTTGGCGGTGGTGGTGGCGGAACTACAGATGTTAAGCCTGTTGTTGATGCTATTGAGAAACAGACTACTGATTTTAAAGACATGATGAAGACTGATTCATCAGACTTTGATACCTCACAGTATGAAAAGATTGGTGATGCTTCGGATGATCCACGTTCTCTTAATGCTCAATCAGATGCCGCAGGTTCTTTGCAGGCATTATCTAATAAATTAACTTTTTCTAATTCTGCTTGTGTTCAGGATTTTACAGTTACGGTTCCTATTTATGGGTCTATGACGGTTCCGTTATCTCAATGGTGTGACTTGTTAGCACTAGTAAAAATACTTCTTCATCTCTGCACTTTGATGGTTGCTTTTAAGATGCTTGACTCAACTGTGAGGGCTATCTAATGCCATTGTTTATTGGGGCTATTGTTGCTGCATTACTGAAGGTTTTATTTAGATATGCAGTTTTTAAAATATTTGCCAAGTTAATTTTGGGGACTGCCACTGCTGGCGTTATTTACTTGTTTTTATCCAGTACGGTTAAACCTTTTGTTGATGAAATGCAGCAAAAAATTGTTGAGAAAGCCACTGAGCTTTCAACCGTTGGCGGTACTGCTGCTGAAGTAATTCAGTACTTAGATTTCATCCAGTGCGTGAACATTATTCTTTCTGCATCAGCTGCATGTTTTAGCCTAAAACTAATGTCTGTAGCTATTCGTGCATTCGGTATTAATACGGGTTGATTTTATGGCTATTAAACTAATTACAGCGCAGCCTGGTTCTTATAAGACTGCAATGATGATGGAACTCGCTAATAAGATGTCTAGTGAGGGACGACCAATTTACTTATGTAATGTTCGGGGACTTAAACCTGAAATACCTTTTCCATATCAGGTTCTCGACCACTTTAAGGATTGGGTAGATACACCAGAAACATCAGTTATTTTTATTGATGAGGTACAGGAATTTACTAGAGATGTGCCGACTAACTGTAAAACAGAAGACTTACCGACTTGGATGACTTTGTTAGAAAAACATCGTCATGAGGGTAAGGATATTTTTATTGTTACTCAGCATCCAATGTTTATACATACTCATGTTAGACGCCTTACGTCTGAGCATATTCATCTTGTTAGAAATGGGAATGTTCCTTTTGCTGCCAAGCGTTCTTGGGGTTTTGTTGAATCCGATCCAGACGACTTTCAGAAAGCTACATTTAAAAATGGTTGTACAACTACGATTTATAGACCTAATAAAGAGGTTTTTAACTGGTATGAATCTACCGTTTTAGATACCCATAAATTTAAGGTTCCTCCTAAGTTAATTAAGGGTGTGGCTATGGTTGCAGGTATCATCGGTTTTGCTGTTTGGATTGGTTATCCGGTTGCTACTAAATATCTTCATATGAGTGATAAGGAAGTAACCGCCAAAGTCCATGACGAACCTGTCTTACCTTCAGATCCTTCTAATATGACTTTAGCCGATAGGGCTAAGTATGATGCAGCAATGGCTGGTCTTACTCCAGAGCAGTACGCTGATTTAATGCATCCTGAAAAACGTAACGCTGAACTGCAAGCTGTTAACGATGTAAGAATGGAAACTATAGCTGTAAAATATAATCCTAATCGTCCTTACGATATGGATACTTCACAGATTCAATATGAAGTTACCGCTAAGCCTGTTTTTTCAGGTTGTATGAAGAAAAATGGTAAATATGTTGCTTATACTCAACAGGGCACTATTTTGCATGATGTAAGCCAATCTGATTGCCGTAAACTTATGGAAGATGGCGATAGACCATTTAATTATTTTCAGGTTCAGAATAACCGACCCGCTCAGGTAAATAATGCTCTGCCACAAGTGCAGGTGCAGCCTAATTATTCATCTTATCAGGCTAATAATTATGTCCAGCCTAACCTACAGCGTAGTTCTGTAGATGGTGCAAATTCTCAAAGTTCTTTTTCTTTTTAAGGGGTAAATTAAATGATGTCTTTAGCTGATATTTCTGCATTACATAACCTTGTTATTCATATTTTTGTAGCTGGTGCAATATTAGGTTTCATCTTGTCTGGCTTCTTTAAAACTCTATTAAATATGTGGGCTTATCGTTTTGAGAGACCTAAAAGAATTAAGACTGATACAGGCTTTTTGTATTTTTGGAGGGGTAAATATTATCCTTTAGAACAACGTAATAAGTTTATTGAAGAACATCGAAAAAAAATTCGAGCATCTTTTTCTTGATTACTAAAAACCGTCTATATGTTCTACCGTAGCAGTAACCAAAAAAAACCGTTCAGGGGAATTGTGACCGATCCAACTCGGTCACAAGGCGTAGTCTACGGTTTTTTACGCGATCAAACTTCGAGTTACACGCAATGCTCATACTGTGGCCGTACACTCCAGTTTGGCCAGTTGATGAGGCACTTAAAAGTGTGGCATGGTTACGGAACAAAAGACTTTACAATAGATTTTTGATTGGCATTTTATACCTTCCGACCATGAAAAATGATCTAAGTTATTGATTATAATTTTTGAAACTCTTATGGATTGGCAAAAAATGACATTTACTTTAGAAGAGTTAGAAGATATTTGGATTACTTATTATTCTCATGGTGGGGTAAATAATTCAAAAGTTTTGGCTAAAATTAGAGCCGAATATACTTTTTGCCCTCTCTGTGATCATCTAATTCCTAACTCAGAATATCAGCAACATTTTGATGATCATGATTAGCATCTGAAAGTTCGCATAAT